GGTTTGCCACCATCGCATCGAATTCACCATCGTTATTGATTACAACCTCTGGTCGTCTATCAACATCACGCCATTCATCAGTAGAAGGGGTAAGTGTTATACTACCCGTCCAGTTAAATACATCGTATGGGTTAACATTAATTTGACCAGAATACTGTCCCTGTGTTATGATAGCAGCAGATGTATATGGCAATGTTATTAAGTCACCAGTTTGTTGAGTTGTAGATGATGCATGATACGCAAGCGCAGCATTACCTTGAGCAAATGGAGGTCTTAATGTACGAGCCCTTAGATCTACAGCAGCTTTATATTCTGGAGAATTAGATCGTGACATTCTAGTATTTGAAAACGCATCTACTAAATAACCAGATTTCCATCTTGAATTATTATTACTATCTAAAACTTGTGTGTTCTGTGCTTCAGCTTCTAAGAATGAAAGAACAGAATAGTATTCTATTTGATTAATTCGCTTTTCAATTTGACCAATATCGCGCATAGTATATCTACGTTGATCTATAAATTGAACTTCAACCTCACCTGCATTTAATGTATATGCAGGAATAGTCATTGTATATAGGTGCATTGAATCAGATGGAATATCAGGTGCAGCTGGATAACGTGAAGGAACACCTGGACTTACACCAAATTCACCACCAGCATTTAAATAAACCTTATCAATCCTTGGCAAGTAAAACTGAATATCAGTTGAAAATTGTGTACCTTTAACTGGAGCGAATGACGTACTTGCGCCTGTTCCAGTGAAGTTAGCAGAACCATTAGCGACGCGAGGTCTAAAGTCAACAGCAGCTCTTAATTCTATATCACCTAATTTAGGAATAAGAGAATAATCTATTTGACCTGTATATGAATCAACTGAGAAGAAATCGCCTGACGAATGTGAGAAATATTTATATGCAACATCAAGTGCTACAGCAGCTGTATAATTTGATGTACTCTTTAATTTAATATGACCAAGAGCATAGTGAGTATCTTTTTGCCCAGTGTCTAAATCAAAATGACTTGTAACATCAGCACCACCAACATTTTCAGTTACAGATACTAATTCATATACGTCTGCATGACCAAGTGCTTGACCATCCTCATATCCAGATACGGCACCAGTATATCCTCCAGTCACACCAGCAGCAAAGGCTGTAGTGTTTGTAGTTGTTGTTTTAGTTTTATGTGTTAGGGTTCTGATCATAGGTGCAATTAATCTTACAGTATCACCTATAGCACCATCACTACCACCACCACCTAAATCACCAGTTGTTGGTAAACCAGATATGACAACAGTTGGAGGTGTTTGATTATTATCAATAGTAATTTGAGTAGAGGGGTTCGTAATCGCCTCACCACCATCACCGTCATTAGTATCATTTAATAAGATCCAATTTGTATTAGCTGACTTAGATCCAAACTGTTCACCAGCAGATGCAGCTGTAAATGTAGCAGTACCAGAACCTGATACAGTAGCAGAACCAACTATACGATTAGTATTATAACTAAAGTCATATACAGCACTCAAGTTTTCGTCTACTTGACCGTTAAGTGTTTTAATTCTTTTATATGGTAATTCGTATACTAAACTATCAGGTCCGATGTTATATGCTGTGGCTGCCGGTCCAAGAGAAGCTGAGGCATTTGGATCAGCGATCGTTGCAGCAAAGTTATAACTTGCCGCGCCATCTAATGTCTTTGCACCAGTCATTGTACCAGTAAATTCGAATATATGAACTCTGTATCTTGATGCAGATGTTGCACCATTACCTGAAACGCGTTCGATTGAACGAGCACGACATGTACCAAGAATAGTACTACCATTATTTGCTAAAATATTTATTACACCGAATGTAGTAATGTCAGGAGCTCCAGTCATTGCTGTAACTTCGATATAATTATTATGAGTTATCTCTGTAAGTTTATCTGTAACAACCTCAGATGTTCTTGCTTTATCAAAGTGTACATTAGTTGTTCCTAATGTTTGTATCTCATAACCTCTTACATAAGCCTTTGAAGGCTCAACAGCAAGTGTTAGTTTAGTTGCATCAGGACTTGCCGCGGTGTGTGCTTTAACAAGTGCTTTGAATGGATTAACATAGTAGTTACCAGATTCATCAAATGTTCTACGAGCTAATTCATCTTCAAGAAGATTATAATCAGAGGTGCGAGCGTTCTTAGTAACAATACCTGCTTCTAATCGAGCGATAAGAACAAAGTTACCACTATTAGCATTAACTGCCTGAGTACTTAGTACTGCTGTAATAGAATATCTATGTGCACCTGGAGCCGAAGCGTTAGGTGTACCTGTAGCATTATCATTTAGTGTTGTATCAGAACCTGAGCTGGTTAGAGCTTCAGTAACCAATAGACCAATATCAAATGATACGTCACTTGTATACTTAGATAATACAATAGTCTTGGCTTTAACCGTAACCATATGTTTCTTGATATAGTATATACCATCTTCAATAGATACAATTGAACCAAAACCTGTAGGGGTATTTGCATTAGCATCATTAGAACTTGCAACAGTAGCGGTCTTACTTCCTGCTGCTGTTAATGCAACACCATTAGCAAATACATCACCAGATATATATTGTACCCATATTGTTATAGAGTCATCACCTGAAGCTAGAGCTGCATGAATTACTTTTGCTTTATTACCACTAGGATCACTATATTCAGTACCAACTATATCGGCAACTAAACCAGTGTTACACGCTGATAGTCTTACATAGTCAAGCTTGTTATGCAAGTGAAGAGCACCAGGAACAACAACCGAACCATCTTTAAATACATGATCTCCAGTAGCAGATAGTTGATGTTGTAATGATGTTTGTAACTGAGTTAACTCTCTTGCTTGTACAGCCTTACCGGGTCTGAATAATACTCTTTGGTATTTTTCTTTAGGGGATAGTCCGTCCGCTCCTGCGGTCTCAAAGTCGTCCCAATATGGTTCTACGTTAAATGAAATTGCCATGCTTGTTTCCTATTTAAAATGCGATTACTAATCTTACTGTTTCTACCTGATCTGTTGCTCTGCTAGTTGCAGTTTTGTTTTCTATAAACATAACATCACCTGATTGATGATTAATAAGAGAAGCTGTTACTGCTGTGACATCTTTACCTGCACCAGATGTACCACTCTCACGAATATAATCACTTACAGTGAATGTACCATAACCAGTAGCTTCGTTTTGTATATAATGTATTACACCAGAGGTGGCATTATATTCAACAACAAAAGCCTTAGCGCCTGTTATTGTACCTTCGATTAATTGATCAGATGGGAATGTGTTACCCGTTGCAACCGTTAAGCTTGGACATGTATTATATGCTGTGGCACTTGCGATAGCACCAACAGTACCTGTACCAGTACTTGTTACAGCGATTGCTTTAAATACCGTACCAACAACGTAATCGGCTGGAGCTCCAGCAGTTGCCCAATTCGCTGCTGAACTATTACCTAGTGTTAAAATCTTATAAAATTGACCAATGACCATCGATGCAGCACCAGAGATAGCGGCTGAGTTAGCAGCTAAAGTAGTTGGATTTTTCAAGATGGCTATTTGTCTAAAATCGTTTGCGTCAGGAATAGAAGCTGACTCATCACCAGTAAATGCTTTATTAACTGTTACATAGTGAGAGCGAAGATCATTAGTAGGATCTGCACCAAATCCACCGACTGGACCAATAACTGGTCTCAATGCACCTGATGCGCCTGTGCCAGCTACTGTTACAGTAGCGTGAGTATATCCTGAACCAGGATTTGTAATTGTAGTACCTGTAATAATTCCACCAACTACTATAGCTGTGGCTGTAGCACCTGTACCATCACCTGCAATTGTAAGGATAGCTTCAGTAGTACCGTTAGCATATCCAGTTCCTGCAGTAGTTATTTTTAAATTATAAATTGCACCAGCAACAGCAGCTTCTTGTACACTCCATTGATTAATCAATGCTGCATCAGAGCCTGCTGCCGGAGCAGCTGTTATACGTCTAACTGGAATGAAAGAAGATGTTAAGAATTTTGTTACATCAGCATTTGGAATAGTAAACATATATTTCCACACATAACCATCAGCACCTGTAGCATGCACACCAGTAGTAACTACACCTAGTACATCTGGGTTTACTGAACTAGTTCCACCACCTGCTTTTAAACAAATGTAAACATTGTTGTTTTCCGAAACAACAAAATATACTTTGCTTTCTATGTTTGCATCTTGATCATCATATTCTATATATGTTGTACCACTCACCCATAAGTTTCTTGTTGAACTATGAACAATGTCTGTGGCATCAAGTCTCTTCATGGCAAACATGTTTTCCCATAAAGTATTTGATGTGTAATCGTTCTCATATGGTACTGTTGGAGTCGTGTCATCTGTCCAAGCATTTGGTCTTCCCAGTGCCATATAGAATTGGTTATCTGCTAAACTAGATACGAATTTATTCGTTGTATCTAATCTAAATTTACTTGTAATTATTGCTGACATATTGTCTCCGTTATATTATTATTTATACGTTGCTGTACAATGCTGTTCGTAATAGGTGATATCAGCATTCTGATCTACACCATTCACTATATATGGTCTGGTATACGTTCTTGTATATGGCTCACCATTATGCGTACCTAATGTACCGCATGTTAATTTCATAACCTCTTGGTTATGTTGTATTCTTATATTGTTATTTATACTATCCTGAAGTGTATACGAAGCAAAATTGCTAATTGGACCTAAATATCTGAACTTCATATTATCCCAATGGTTTTGCATACCTATCTTCTTCTTCTCTGAACTTCCATTAGCAAAGTAAGTCCAAGTTTTCTCTACGTAACTACCAACTTCATGGAATGAAACTGGTCCAATCTGAAGTGAAGGTAAGTTTATATTTATTAAACCAGCAGGATTTAACCAGCCTGGCTGTGCTTCATCATTAGTTGAAGTTAATAATTGAATGAATATTGAAATTTCACCAAAGAATATAAATCCAGCTGGGTGAATTAATCTTGTAAATGCATTCTTCCAATCAGCTACATTCTTACCAGTCTTTAATACATATGAAAACTTTTGATAATAGTAAGAGTCTTGTATATATTTTTTATCTGACAAGAAGCCATTCGCACTAGTGAACAAACCTTTAGGGTATGTTTTAACCACATCACCATTTGCTAGAGCACTAGTAAATGTTAATTTATATTTTGTTGTTGTATCTGAATAGACTGCCTCAACATAATCTGTGCCTGCAGTCTTATATACATCATTAACAAATACAACATCATCATCAAAGAACAATGGTTGAGCAGCATCATTATTTCCACTAACAACCGTAGGTGTACCAGATATTGTAATTGTATTCCAAGGGGTATAGTTACCTTGATTAGCTGTAATATCAGCTGCTTGATCTACCCAATCTCCATCAGATGGTGTTAATAAGTCTACGTATGGAAAGTATGTGTCAACCTCATCATCATAGATCGTTCTAAAGAATGATGTAATCGATTCAGGTGTACCTCTACTTCTATAAAATTCAATAAGATGTTTATAAAAAGTACGTGGATCTGTGGCGAAGTCTCTTGGTACGGCTATACCAATTTCATTCTGCAGTTCTGTAAGTAATTCTTCTTCTACATGATCAATATCTCTTTGGATGTCTAATGCATTTAAATAAAATCCAGATTTGTTTTGGCGTTCTAGATATAAAGCATATACCTTAATGAACTCAATAAGATCAGGATACGAAGTAGCTACATGTTCCGGTATTAAGTCATTGACATAAGATGATATATTATATTTACCAAGGGTAGACATTAGTTGCTCTCGGTAGTTGTGTAATCAATACCAGCAGTTGTACCGCCAGTAGCCATCGTATCTATCTCACCAGTGATTGCTGCACCAGATGTATCAATAGTTAATAATTCGTTTCTCATAGGTTTAATATCATTCGATGCTGGATTAACTTTGACATCGATAGTGGTAGTACCTGTAGGTAATGCAGTTGGATTAAATGCGTTAAGAGTAACTGTTCCGGTAGTTTCATTAACAGTACCAACATTGGTATTATATATTATTCCAGCAGTATCAACTATTTGGATAATTCGTGTCTCACTTGAAGTATCATAGAAGTCTTTTAACATACATTGTGCACCAGAGAATGTAAACATGTTTGATGTTACATAAGAACCAAGAGTTGATGTAGTACCATCTAAATTATCTAATTTTTGATTAAATTTAAGTGAATAAGTAGTTGCTGTACCAAGTGCTGGAGAAATCTTCTTTGTCATTCTAATACGAGTGATGTTAGATAGTATAGCAATATTAGTATCATCAATTTTCTTAGCAACATTTGATGATCTAAATACTCCACCAAAGCTTTTTAATACATCATTGTTATGTGCGATAAGTGTACTCCTTACTGATGTTGCCAAACTAGATGCAGTTACTGAAGCAAGGTTTGGATTAAATTTAAAGAAAACTTCTAAATTAATATGTGTGTACTCAGGGTCAAGAAGAACCGGAGTAATACTTACCACGTTTTTAGGTTTAAGAATTTTTGTAATGATTGTTGCTTTCTGTTCAGCAGTTAATACATCAGCTGACAAAGGTTTAATACTAACATACACCTTACCGTAATCAGGAACAATATGATCCTCTCCACCCCATACAGCAACAGCTTCAATATCAGCAAATTCATTTTTAATAATAGCTTTATAATCATCAGGTGTGACAGCTCTGTTTTGAGATACATGAGCAAGAGGGGCATTAAACTTAACTGCTTCTTTAGATTCTCTTGCAGCACCACCCGTAGCTTTAGTAACTAACGTGATTGTCTCATCAGTATTACCATTAAGTGTTCCAGACATAGTAAACACTGTAGCACCATTTACATTAGCTCCAGTAGGTATATGTGAATATTCTATTAGAATAGAATTACCATTGCCTGGTCTCTTACCAATAATATTATCACCAAATTTTATTTCATAATGTCCATCTCTTCCTTCCTCTAAGAAGAACACTTCACTAGCTCCAGTTAGATTTACAATATTTTTATTAAGAGTATATACTTTAGCTGCACTAGTAGAAGTTGAATCGGTGACTGTTACCTTAATTGATTTTGAGTTTACATTTGTCATAGGAATTATATATGATTCAAATGCATTGTTTTGATATNTGTATGTTATACTGGTTAATACACCTTGTTCAATTGCAATATTATTAAAATTCCAACCGGTACTTGCATCGAACACNATGTTATTTGTAACTGAATTAAACATTGGATATGTGACACCATTAATTATTGTTTGGAATGTAGTACCTCTTGGCATACTTAAAGGCAGAGGATTATTAGATGCATCATGGTTATACAATGGTGTGGCTGTTGTATCATAATTCATTTTAACATTGACAAAGGCAACAGATGGAGCAATAGATCTTGGAGTATATCCTAATAGTTTAGCATGAGATACAACTGAAGTTCTTAGCTGGGCTGTATCAAGGAATGTTTCATTCAAAGCGAAGTTTGCATTCATTGAATTGATGTGAGTTATATATGCTAACACATCAATAATAGTTGACATAGCTGATCCATCGTAGTTATAATCATTAAAGGTTGTATCAGTTGCCTTCATGTATGAAACTAGATTAGCTTTGATTTGGTCGAAGTCTAATTGACTTGCATTAATTCTTCTTTCAATTGCCATTATCGTATTCTCTCTATTGTTGTAGAGATATCTATTATCTCATTGGTTGATTTAACTCTGCCTGTTATTGTAATATATACCATGTTTTGATCAGGCTTTGAATTAATATTAGTATTAAGTACTTCTATTCTTGGTTCGTAATTCTTTAAAGCAACATTAATAGATGTTCCCATATTTGATGCTGTGAGTTGATTCATGTTCTCAAATAAATATGCTCTTAGGTTTGCACCGAAGTTATAATCAAATGGACGTTCACCGTGATTCGTACGTAGTATATTAAGACAACTTTGTATTACTGCAGCATTGTTCTTCTTTATTCCAATGTCATTTGTATTAGGATTTTGCTTAAAAGTAAAATCTAAATCTTTGTACGTTTCTTGTATTGCGATCTCTGCCATATATCTTATTTATACTAGTTAGGTTTCAATGTGTTGCCGTTTTGTGTCCAATTACTTCCAGCGTGCGTATGAGTGTGAGTATCTAATTCAATAGGTGTTGTACTATTACTAGTAGTAGTTAATTTTTCAACTACTAGGTTTTCAGTAATGCTTACTTCACCATCTAATTTAATATTTCCTTTATATACTATATCGTCTTTAGTATATTCTGATTTTAAAGTTATTAATGATGCATCAATTCCGTTTTGTGTTATTGATATATCACCAATGCCTGTTAATGAAGTTGTGCCAGTGATTGATGCTGACATATTGCCAGTAACAACTGTATTCATATTACCACCGACTTGCGTAGTAAGATCTTTAGCCACAGCGATATTAGCATCACCACTTATATAAACTTTGACATTACCTTTAATCTCAACTGTGTCATGACCAATCACTAATTGATAGTTATCTCTTACAATCTTTTCTATCTTTGAACCATTAGGTTGTATCTCATATTGAGTACCACTCTTATGTCTTTCCATGATACGTTCAGCACCAGGAGTGTCATCGTATTCTTTCACATGACCACTCTCTGTTTCCATAACATTATTGTATGGATAGATTGGTGCATATCCACTAGCTGGTTCATACACGCCTTTAGGATCACTTGCATTTGGATCTGCTTCACCTCTTACTCTTACATTGTTATCGTGTAGACCAGCGGTCTTTGTAGGTAGAGTCCCTACAACTATAAACTCTTGCATCATTGGATCTTCGAAGAAACCAAATACTAGTGTTCCATTCACTTTGATATCACCAGCTGCTGGCGTTGTAGAATTACTAACGTGTCTAATAACTTGCCCAGCCGCACCTGTTATTTGTTCATCTAATAATTCACCATCTTTCCATAAGACTTCTGCAATTAAATTTACTGATTGTCCTATACCACTTACGGCAGGAACAGTTGCTGGCATTGCAACATTTGACCAGCCAAGATCATCTGTAGAGATATTGTCGTGAATATGATATACATTTACTTTAACTCTTCCAAGCTTTAAAGGATCTAATATATCTTTTACTATTCCGTATTGCATTATGCGTACTCTCTTATTAATGTCATATGTTGTTTATACTCATAGTCTTTGCCGTTATAACTAATGACATGATTAATATCAGAAATTATATAAATTCCATCTGAGATTGATGAACTATTTTCTTGACCACCTAACTCAACTAGTACAGACATACCACATCCAATTGTAGGTATTGCTGCCAAATCCCTAACACTCAATCTTGTATGATGTATTCGTGCCATTTGGTTTATTGACATGCTGCTTTGAGGATCATTAACTGTAGCAAATAAATTCTTCTCAGTATTATACAAATTATTAGATGATTTATATACAGTCTGCACATGTGCGGAAGCTTCCAGTGCTTTATTTTTTACAACACTGGTTTCATCTAGACTCACTGAATGGATTTTGTTTCCGAATTCTCCCGCAGCAATTTTATCAGTAAAGTTTCTTTTATATTCTAAAACAATAAACTTATTTGATGTGCCTATAGTATCTATGTTATCTAAAGATCCTTCACTGCTTACTATCTCACCTTTTATTGCAAATTCTTCCTTTGGTCCTTTCATAAATTTGTTACCAGCCATATGCTTCAAAGAACCCATTCGGGTTTTTCCCTCATCAGCAAGTCTTTGGTATATATAAAATCCAGTGCTATGAATATCCATTGCTCCATCCACCACATTTTCTAAAGCTTCACGTGCAGAAATATTTGGTACAATATATTTACCTCTAGTAATTGCCTTACTATCTACATATAAATACGGTCCAACATTTGCTAGTGCTTCGTGAAAGATTCCGGCAGCAATTTCATGACTTGCTCCTGAAAACGCTGCATTAATTGGAACTAATTTTAGACCTTGTTCTACAAGTGTTATTAAATGTATATTATATTCTTTATTAGATTTGTTTATCTTCATATTACTGACACCATCAGCCTGGAAGAAATATTGAACTTCTATATCCATATACATAAAACTAATTGTGATAGGTACTAGTGTGTCTTTTGTGCCAATAACCCTATCAAAGAAGTTATCACCATCAATAACATGAATACTTCCTTGTACATAACCCTCTATGCTTTCAAACAAGGTTAAATCCTGAACTAAACCAGAAATATCAGTTGCACCACCGTGTACTACAAGAGATTCTAATTCCATATTAACCCATTATTTGTATAAACTGTCTAGCGATACGACTTACATACTGAGCTTTAATTACTTTTATATTTCTATTTTGATCAGTAACAGCTTCCTCAAAATCAATATAGCTATAAGCTGTAGTTCCAGCAGCACGTCTTGTTGTCCACTCTTTAGTTGAATCATCAACATGGTGATGAGGTGCATATGCTTGACTCTTAATAAAGTTACATGTTATATTATCTTGAGAATTCACGCCACTTATTGTTTCACCTGTTAAGGAGAATGTGCCACTTGTTTTTTCTATAACAACATATCCCATATTTACATGGATCTCTTTAATAATTCCAGTTGCATTGCTTATACCACCAGTAACAGTTTCACCAAGTATAAATTTGTTATTAAGGTTATCATCAGTGTCAGCCGCAAGGTATTGATATTTTTCTGTGCAATACTCTANTAATTGGCTAAACTTCATCGGCCAATCATCCCATATATTTTTTATTTGTGGATTGAGCAATAAGAATGTCCAATGATATTGTTCAGTACCATATAATCTTCTAGAAAGTATATCAGGTCTTTCCCCATCTTGAATCGTAATTGTTTCATAGTGTGCAGCATTATTAGTTAACTCATCTGATACCAAAGCTTTTGCTGTTAGATTTTTTAGTACATCACTATTACCTGACCCATCAACATCTATAACTACATTACTTATATTTTTAAAATACATATTAGAATCCCCTCTCTACATCACCTTTAAATATCGGTGCTATTTCTTTAAGTGTAACACTTAAGTTAATTTCAACTGGTGCATTATTATGTTTAAAGAATGAAGTATTATTTGGATTGTATGTTACATTTACCGATTCAATAACAACAGGTGGTAACTGAATCATATCTGCAGCACCATGAAATGATACTATACAATGATCTGGAACGCGGACTGTTAGATTATCTGTTTTTTCTGCGTGAGCTGCCATCCTGAATTCTTTAATAATCTTGGTTGCATCAATAGATTCTTGTAGACTGTCTGGTAAAAAGTTAAAGGCAAAAGAAAAACTTCTCATTGGAGTATTTTGATAAGCCATATATTCATTAGGATTTAAAGCACTACCATGGTGTCTTTGCATTTCATCACTCAATACACCACCAACACCATAACCAAGAAGTGAACTAAGACCAACATTACCCTTACCTAACCATTTAGTTATCGAATTATTAGCAATCAACTTATTTTTTGATTTGCCAGCTGCGTTTGCTAACCAATTTACACCACCGGCGCCAGCAGCAATTGAAGTAGGATTAAACATTGTGGCATTATTAATTTTATCAGAGGTTCCAAAATCTTCAAGTGCAGCTGCGATTTGCCTTGACTCTTCACTATAACCTACTGTATCATTTATCTGAATATCTGTAGGCATATACATTGCTATTGAACCTTTAAATACTCGCACAGCTGGATCAAACATACTAGCATTTTCACCAGCAGCTTCCATCAAGTCTCTAGTGTCCTTATCACCTATTATAAACTTTTGTTCTTCCTCACCCTCCTCGTTGGTTATGGTTTGTGTTGCAGCTAATTTTTCATTAAACGTTGTCTTCATTGCTTCTTCGTGCATACCATATACCTTGTTCTCACTCCGCCAGTCTTTTAACATCGCTTTCTTTTTTTCAGTCATTAATCTCATAAATTCAAATACAACATACGGTTCAATAGCCATATCGTCAATATTAATTTGTTCTCCATTTGGACCAACGGCCGATCGCGCTAAAGCATACTCACTAGAATCATGAGTATTCCAATTTACTTCGCTGCTAAAGTTCTCTGCAACAGATGTAGGATATTTAAGAGAAAATATTTCATCAGCCTTAAAGAAATTATTTAATCCTATATCATCTAATCTTCTAGCATTATCTTTTCTAGCTATGTCTGCTTTTCTT